CGAAGCGCCCCTCGGCCAACTTCTCCGCGTTCGTTGAGATCGTGCTCCGGGCGACGGCGGCCTCCGTGGGCATCCCCTACGAATCGCTGACGAAAGACTTTTCCAAGACCAACTATTCCAGCGCCCGCGCCGCGCTCAACGAGGCGTGGAAGCTCTACAGCTTTTACCGCAACTGGTTCGGGCGGCTTTACTGCCAGCCCGTCTACGAGATGGTCATAGAGGAGGCATTCCTTCGGGGCATGTTCGAGCTTCCGAAAGGCGCGCCCGGCTTCTACGAGGCCCGCAAATTCTGGTGCAACGTGGACTGGATCGGCCCCTCGCGCGGGTTCGTGGACCCGGTGAAGGAGATCACGGCCACCATCCTCGCGCTGCAAAACCGCCTCATGACCTACGGCGAGGCATGGGCCGAAACGGGCAGGGACTTCGACGAGGGCTACGCCCGGATGCTGGAGGAGTCTCCTCTGCTGGCGCTGCTCGGCCCCCTGAGCCTGAGCACCAAGCCCGGCAAGCCGGGCAAGGACACGGCCCCGGAGGGCGACGAAAAGCCGGGAAGTGAGGCCCCCGAAGAGGAAACGGGAGAAGAAGATGAATGAGTTGTGGGCGTTGCCCTTTGAAATGGCGGAACAGGTGCTGTCCGATCTGGCCTCGGCAAAGTCGAACCCTCAAGCGCTGGTTGAAGGATTCCCGGAGCGGAAGGCGCGTGGCTATGAGCTTGTCGGCGGTGTCGCCGTCATCCCGGTAACCGGGCCAATCGTCAGGGAACAGGGCTGGTACGGGGTGGGGCAGGATGCCGTGGCGTCGTCGTTGAAGGCCGCGCTTGCCGACCCCTCCGCCCGCGCCATCCTGTTCGACATCACCAGTCCGGGCGGCGTCGTGGCGGGCACGAAGGAGCTTGCCGACGCCATAGCCGAGGCCCGGACGAAGAAGCATTGCGCCGCCTACGCCAACGGCCTGTGCACGTCCGCCGCGTACTGGCTGGCGTCGGCCACGGGCACGGTCTACGCGCCCCTGACCGCCACGGTCGGCAGCATCGGGGTGATCATGACGATCACCAACTACGCGAAGCTGGAAGAGAAATGGGGCATTTCCACCGTGACCATCACGGGCGGCAAGTGGAAGGCGGCCGGACAGGGCGGCGAGCTGACCGACGAGGAACGCCGGTATTTTCAGGAACGGATCAACACCCTGCACCAGATTTTCAAGGCCGATGTGGGCCGTCACATGGGGCTGACGGCTGACCCGCAACTGTGGGGCGAGGCGCAGCTTCTGCTGGCGCAGCCCGCGCGGGAACTTGGCCTTGTCACCGATATTGTCAGGGATCGCGACGCCGCGATCCGCAAACTCGCTGTGGAGGCACAGATGACCAGAGAAGAACTCGCCGCGCAGTCCCCGGAACTGGTGGACGCGCTGCTGGCCGAAGGCAGGCTGAAAGCGGAGGCCGAGAACAAGGCGAACATGGACAAGGCGGCGGCTGATGCCGTGGCCGGCGCGCTTGCCGTGGTGAAGGCCGTGGCGGGCGATGAGACGGCGTCCCGCGTCGAGACGACGCTGAACACCCTCCGGGCCACCGGGATGAGCGCCGAGCAGATCGCCACCGTAGCACCGTTGCTGGCGAAGGCCGAAGCGCCCGTGCATGAGAATGCCGAGGCGAAAACCCGTGCGGGCATCCTCGCCGGAATCCAGAATGTCCACCAGAATCCCGTAGCAGCCTCGCCGGGGACGGTTCCCACGGCAACTACGAAAAGCCCGCTGCTGGCGGACGCCGAACGTCGCGCCGAAGTAGCGAAGTAAGGAGACATCATGTCCAAGATCATCGTCAATACCGAAGTCATGGGGCCGGACTTTTCCGAGCTTGTCCTGCATGAGCTGAACTACGAGTGGAGCCGCGAGGTTGTGACGCTGGCGGCTTCGGAAGCGGATCTTCCGTTCGGCATGGTGCTGATGCGCGAAGCCGGGGAATACAAGCCGCTGACGGAATCCACGGTCGAGAGCGCCCAGAAGTTGGGCGGCGCGCCCGTCGCCGTGCTCATCGGCGCTGTCAAAGCCAGCGAGTCCGCACAGCCGGGCATCGTCATCCGGCGTGGGGCCATCCTGAACGGCGCGGCCCTCAAGTTCGACGCCAGCGTCACTACGTTGCAGGCCGATGCGAAGCTGGCCCTGTCCGATCTCGGCATCGTCATCAAGGAGTAACCCATGCCCATACAGAACTATCCCACGGTGTTCGACTGCACCGAAATGACCGCGGCGGTCAACAAACTGCCCGCGCGTCCCTTCTTTTTCAAGCCGTTGTTCGAGGTGAAGGGCGTGAAGACCACGACCGTTTCCCTCGACATCAGGAAAGGCCGCATCGTGCTGATCGGGGACTCGGAGCGCAATACCGCCCCTGAGAGCCTTGCCGGACGCGGGGCCAAGCGGGAGTGGAAGCACCTCTCCTGCGCGCATCTGGCGCAGATGGACACGTTGGCGCCCGAAGACCTTCAGGACGTGCGGGCGTTCGGCTCCACCGAGCCGATCTCTGTTGCCGCAGTCTACAACGACAAGATGCAGCAGTTGAAGGACAACTTGGCGGCGACGATGGAGTTCCATCGGCTCGGAGCCATCAAAGGCGTGGTGCTCGATGCTGACGGCACCACCGTCCTGCACGACATCTTCAATACGTTCGGCGCTACAAAGAAGACGCTGGACATTTCGTTCCCCAAGACGGCCGCCGACGATGCAAACCCCATTTTGACGAGCATCCTCAAGGCCAAGCGGCATGTCGAGGCCGCGATGGGCGGCACGCCGTTCGATCATATCGAGTGCATCATCGGCTCGGACGCCTACGACATGCTGACGTCCCACAAGCTGGTGCGGGAGTATTTTGAAAGATGGCTCTCCAATCGGGAGAATTTTGGCAACAACGACTACCGCAAGCGCGGCTTCCCCTATGGCGGCCTGACATTTGTGGAGCGTTCCGACGTGGTGGGCGGCCAGACGATGGTGGCGGCCAAGAAGGGGCACGTCTACCCGGTCGGCCCCGGCATCTTCAAGCAGTACCACGCGCCCGCCGACTGGATGGAGACGGTCAATACCATCGGCCTCGAATATTACGCCCGCATGGACGAGAAGCCCAAGGGACGCGGTTTTGATCTGGAAGTCCAGTCCAACCCGCTCACGCTCTGCACCTACCCCGAAGCGCTGGTCGAGCTGACCTTCAAGGCGGCGTAGTCATGGCTGATTTCAATCTCGCCTACGCGCCCGTCGCCAAGTGGGAAGGCGGCTGGACGCACGACTCCGGCGACAAGGGCGGGGAGACGTTCCGCGGGTGCGCCCGCAACTTCTTCCCCAACGAACCGATCTGGCCCGTCATCGACCGGGAAAAGAGCCATCCCTCCTACAAGAAGGGCAAGGCCGCCTTCTCCGCGCACCTTATGGGGATTCCGAGCCTCACGGGGTGCGTCAAGGGTTGGTACAAGAAAGAGTGGTGGGACAAGCTCGGGCTCGAACGGTTCGACCAGATCGTGGCCGACGAGCTGTTCGAGCAGGCCGTGAACCTCGGCAAGGCGGGCATGGGGCGTTACCTGCAACGGCTCTGCAACGCCTTCAACTGGCGGAAGGACGGCAGCGCAGACGGCGCGCGCCTGTTCGACGATCTCCAGACGGACGGCGTCGTCGGCCCGAAGACGCTTTCGGCCCTTTCCATCGTCCTTTCCCGGAACGACGCCCGGCGCATCGTGCATCTCATGAACTGTATGCAGGGCGCGCATTACGTAAACAGCGCGGCGAACCGCCTCCCGCTGCGGAAATTCTGCGTGGGCGGCTGGCCGACGCGCACCTATGACCCCGGGCAGGAGGTCTTCTGATGGATTTCGCTACATTGATGGATTCTCAGTCCGGCATCGTCGCGTTGGGCATGGCCGCCGTTTCCGGCGTTTGCGCGTTCATCTGCGCGTTCATGCCCGCGCCCACGGAACAGTCGGGCATGTTGTACCGGATTGTCTACGAGCTGCTGAACTGGATCGGCTGCAACAAGGGCAAAGCCAAAAACGCCGACGACGCGGGCAATGGCGGCAAGTGATGCATGGTCGGCCCTCGTCCGCATCCTTCAACTGGTTCTTGAAGGTTTTCGGGAATACCGCCGCCGTTCCCGTGTGGGCGCTGTGCGCTCTGACGGCGGCTCTGCATGGCTGCGGAAGTTCGGGGGCGCTGACAAGCGTGCCTCCCGCACCGATGACGCCGGGGGCGATCATCACTGAGGCGTGGGCCTACGAAGAGGGCGGGCGTTGGAAACAGGTGGAGGGTGAATGGATTCATCTTCCGGCAAACGAGGGCGCGGAGCTGCTGCTCTGGATTGAACACGCGGAGGAACTATGCCGCTGACCACGGAAACGCTGCTGGCCTATTCGATGGGCATCATCGGTACATTGCTTGTGCTGCTCATTTCGCTCGTCGTCTATGTCTTTCTCACGCTCAGGGAGGAAGTCCGGGGCGTTTCATCCGATTTGTCCGAGTTGAACAAACACCGGGTGAAGCTCGTCCACATTGATGATTGCCGCCTGACGGTAGCGCGTGTCCATGAACGGTTGGACGACTACGAAGACGCCATGCAGGGCCTCAGCGAACGCATGGCCCGGACCGAGGCGCTGTTGCAGGAGCGGGGAGGGCATTCATGAACCAGAGCTTCTTCAAGGAGATCCTGGAGCAGGAAATCCACTCCGTGTTCCTGACCCCCGCCGAGTTCGGCGAATCCGTCACGCTGGAGGGCAAAACGCTCGACGCCGTGGTGGACAGGCCGGAAATGGCATGGCCCGAAGCGGACGACAGGCCCGGCGTTTCCCACAAGCTTGTGGTGCTGCTCGTGGCCCTGTCCGACTTCCCGGACGAGCTGTACCCCGGCACGAGCGTGACGTTCAACGGGGAACGCTGGTTCGTGGCCACAGCCGACCGCGAAGCGCTGCGGACCATCCGGCTGTACAGGGAGGCGGCATGATCCGGCTCGACATCCCCAACATGGACGAGACGATCCGGGCGCTCACAGCCCCGCTCCAGCACATGCCGAAGGAGTGCGAGAGCGCCGTTTCACGGGCCATCAACCGCACGTTGAACGCCATGCGTGCCGAGGCGATCCGCATTGCGCGGCGGGCCTATGTCTACGTGCCTCCGGGAAGGCTCTTCGACCAGCTCTACTTGAAGAAGGCGCAAAGGGGCACAACGAAGGCTTGCCTCTACATTTCCGGGCGGCGCGGCATCTCCCAGTACCACTTCCGCCCCGAGCCGAAGTTCCCCGGAACCAAGCCCCCGGCGGGCGTTTCGGCGCAGATCCGGCAAGGCGGTACGCGGAAGGTCTATCAGGAACCCGGCTACTCGAAGCCCTTCATCATGAAGAAGCTGCGGGGGATCGATTTCGGCGGCTACGGCGTGTTCATGCGCAAGAAAGGCGTGAACAACTTCCACAAAAAAGGCCGCAAGGGGGCGGAAGGGCTTGTCTGGAAAGGGGTGAAAATGCTGTTCGGCGCGTCGCCCATCCAGTCGTTGCTCAAGAAGGAAAACCAGCAGCAGATCGTGGACAAGGCGTCCGAGGTTTTTCCCCGCCGTCTGCAACACGAGGTCAACTTTCAGATCGGCAAACTGGCCGCATCGGGAAAAATACGATGAGAAGCAGAGAGTTATTGTTGGCGGTCAAGGAAATGCTGACCGAGGCCATGAAAGAGTACCCTTTCCCCACTCCTGACGGTTCCTGTGAAGACCTTCAAGTGTTCCTTCACGGTTTGCCCGACGAGCAGGGGAGAAGGACGTACCCGTTCATCTGCGTCCGGTGGGTCAGCGGCGACATCAACGAAGGCGTGGATGGCTACATCGGTGCGGAAGGCCGGGAAACGCTGGCGCTGGTGCTCGGCATGTACGCGCCGGAGAGCCAGGAGCAGGCCGGCCTGATCCTCGCGGAACTGCTCGACTGGACGCGGGCCGTCCTGCGCCGGAATCGGGTTGTCGCCAAAAAGTTCCAGTTGGAGCTTCCCCTCAAAGCGTCCATCCCCGACCCTGAAAAACAGTGGATGGAGTACCATATGGCGACTGTTTTCCCGGAATACCAGTATATTATCCCGTCCACCCCGTTGGGCGGCACTTTGAAGGAACACACCTATGAGTGAGCAGGAATCCCCCAAAACAGCCCGCAAATCGCCTGCGAGGGCGGAAAGCCCGTCCCCGGAGCTGGTTGCCCGCCGGAAGCAGGCGTTGACCGTTTATGTCGGCCCGGACAGGCCGTTCGGCCTTCCCCTGCGGACAAGCGCCGTCCTGCGTGGCGAACCGTTTCCGCAGCTTGCCGCCGTCATTGAGGCCAACCCGGATCTGAAAAAGCTGTTCGTGCCTGTGGAGGAGCTTGCCGAAACCCGTTGCCAGCTCCGCAAGGAAGGCAGCGGTATGCAGCGGCTTTTCAAAACCATCAACGAGGCCAGCCGCAAGGCTCGGAAGGCCAAGGAGTAGGGTATGGCATTCAGACACGGCGTTTACACCAGCGAACTGCCCACGAGCATCCTCCCGGCCCGTTCCGTGGACAGCAATGTGGTCTTCGCGGTCGGCACGGCGGCGGTTGACCGCCTTGCTGCGGACAAGCCCCGCTACGTGAACCGGCTGCGCATGTATTATTCGTATGACGAGTTCGTCTCCGAAATGGGGTGGGACGAGGAGAACTTCAACAAATACAGCTTGCAGGAGCTTGCGTACAGCCACTTCGCGCTCTACCGGGGCGCGCCGCTGGTGGTGTGCAACGTCTTCGATCCCGCCGTCCACAAAACGAGCGTCAGCAGCGAGGCCGTGAGCTTCGACGCCAAAGGCGCGGCTTCGCTCAAGCACGGCTCCGTTTCCAGGCTGGTGCTGAAAAACGCGGAAAGCTCCACAACCTACGTCGAAGGCACCGACTACACGCTGGACCCGATCTCCGGAGAACTGTCCCGCATCGAGGGCGGGAGCCTTCCCGCCGAAGCGAACGTGACAGCCGGGTACGACTATGCGGACGTGTCGCTGGTGGACAGCACGGACGTCATCGGCGGCATCAACGAATCCACGGGGGAATCGGAAGGGCTGGAGCTGATCGATTCCGTGTTCCCGCAGTTCCGGCTCGTGCCGGGCAGCATCCTTGCCCCGCGCTTTTCCGAAGACCCCGCCGTGGCCGTGGTCATGGCGGCGAAGGCGGACGGCATCAACGGGCTGTTCAAGGCCGTGGCCCTCGCGGACATCCCGACCGAAGGCGAGCACGGGGTCAAGAAGTACACGGACGTCCCCGCCTACAAGCAGAACAACAACCTCTCGGACGAGCTGCTGATCGTGTGCTGGCCCAAGGTGAAGCTCGGGGACCGCGTGTTCGGCCTCGCCACGCATCTCACCGGGCTCATCTCGCAGACCGACGCCGACCGGGAGGGCGTCCCCTACGCCAGCCCGTCCAACAAGCGGCTGGAGATTACCAGCATCGGCTATCCCGACGAAAAAGAGGGCGGCTGGAAGGAACTCTTCCTCGGCCTCGACAAGTGCAACTACCTGAACGGAGAGGGCATCTACACCGCCGTGAATTGGGACGGCGGCATGAAGTCGTGGGGCGGGCGCATGAGCGCGTATCCCTCGAACACCGACCCCAAGGATTGCCAGGACGCCATCCGCCGATTCTTCAACTGGTACCAGAGCACGTTCATCCTGACGTACTTCCAGAAGGTGGACAACCCGCTGACCCGCCGCCAGATCCAGACCATCCTGAAAAGCGAGCAGATCCGGCTGGACGGCTATGCGGCCCGCGAGATGATCCTTGGCGGTTCCATCTCCTTCGACGAGTCGGACAATCCGACGACCGATCTCATCGACGGCATCGCCCGTTTCCACCTGCGGATCACCCCGCCGCCCGCCAACCGCGAGATCGACGGCATCTTTGAATTCGACACCGACAACCTGAGCGTCCTGTTCAGCTAACGGAGAGGCCATGAGTCGTCCTGAGCAAACAATCGCCTACCGCGTGTACTGGCAGGGGAAAGACCTTTTGGGCACGGCCCAGATCGAGATGCCGCAGGTGCAGTACATGACCGAAACCCTGAGCGGTTCCGGCCTTGCCGGGGAAATCGAGTCCCCGACCATCGGCCTCACGCAGTCCATGACCTGCAAGATGACCTTCACGAGCGCGACCAAGGATGTTTTCGACATTCTGGACTGGACGCTCCAGCCGCTGTTCGAGTGCTACAGCGCCTTGCAGATCGTGGACGAGAGCACCAGCATCCGCGAATCCATCCCGTATCGGCTCAATATCGTTGGCCGTCCGAAAAATATGAGCCTCGGCACGATGGAGCAGGGCAAGAAGCACGGCAACGATCTTGAGTTGGAAGTGACCCGCCTCGAAATACTGCTGGACGGCGAGGAACAGCTCCTCATCGACAAGATCAACTTCATCCACCGGGTGAAGGGCAACGACCTGCTGGCCGCCGTCCGCGTCCAGATGGGCCTCAACGCATAGGAGAAAACATCATGGAAAAGACCGCGCAAGCCACCCTGAGCGCCCCCATCACCGTGCAGGGCAAAAAGACCGACATCCTCACCCTGCGCCGGGCCACGCTTGGCGACGACGAGGACGCGATGGACATGGCCATCTCCTTCAACCGGGGGAACAACCCTGTCACCGTCGAGCTGTGCACGTTGTCCATCGTGACGGGGGTTCCCTACGACGTGCTCCGGACGCTCGACGAGGACGACATCGGGGCGATCCGCGCGGCGCACAATTCCCTCCGCCCTACGAAGCCGAAAAAGAAGGAGGAGGCCGAAACCGCGACGGCTACGACGCAAGGGGAAGGCTCCACGGCCTCCGCCTAGCGATGCTGTCGCTGGCGAAATTCAGCGGCTGGAGCAGGACGGAAATCCGCAATCTGACACCGGAAGCGTTCGTCGGTTATGCCGACGCCGCAAAGGATATGGACAATGGCGAGTGAGTTCGGCGTTTCTTTCAGCCTCGGGGCGAATCTGGACGGGAGTTTCGGCTCCGCGTTCCGTTCCGCCAACGGGCAGATCGCCAAGGTAACGCAGTCCATCAGGGCGATGGAGGGCACCCCGGTCGGGAAGATCGGGGCCTCCTTGCTCGCCCAGCGGGAAAAGACCCAAAAGCTCGTAGGGAGCCTCAAGGAAGCCAAGGGGCAGCTTGCCGGGTATTGGGCCGAGGCCGAAAGGACAGGCAACATCACCGGGACGCTCGCGGCGCAGATCGAGCGGGCGGAACGAAAGGTTGCTTCCCTCAAGGGACGGCTCTACCAGTCCAACGCGGCGTTCCGCGAACAGAATGCCGAAGCCGTGAAGGTGTCCGGTTCCGTCACCAAGCTGCGGCACGATTATGACGCCCTGAACGCGGCGATGAACCGGGCAAAGAGCCACCGTGACGCCCTCAGCGCGAACATTGCCCGGAAGAATGAGCTGCGTGATCAGCGGTCGGATTTGAACGGGCGTCTCATCGGCGGCGCGGCACAGGCGGCGACGGCTGCCATTCCGGTGAAGCTGGCCGTCAGCGCCGAAGATACGTTCGCGGATCTCAAGAAGGTCATGAACGGCGCGGACGACGAGCTGCTCGGGCAGGTCTATCAGGACGCCCTGAAAATGTCCTCGGAGACGGGCAAGTCGTTCGAGGACGTGGTGGCGATCATGACCTCCGGGGCACAGGCCGGGCTCGGCAAGACCCGCGAGGAGATGCGGTCGAACACCGAGCAGGCCATCCAGATGAGCATCGCGTGGGGCGTCACCGCAGAACAGGCGGGCGACTCGCTGGCGACATGGCGGTCGAGCATGGGCATGACCTCGCAGGAAGCCCGGCACACGGCTGACGTGATCAACGCCCTCTCGAACGAGATGAACGGCGAAGCGGGCGAGATCGACCGTATCTTCACCCGGATGGGGCCGCTCTTGAAGGGGTCCGGCATGGCGTCGCAGGACATCGCCGCGCTCGGCATGGCGTTCAAGGCGTCCGGGGCGGAAGTGGAAGTGGCCGGCACAGCCATGAAGAACTTTACGAATGTCCTCGCGCTCGGCAACTCCATGACCAAGGATCAGAAGGAGATTTTCAGCCGTCTAGGGCTTGATCCGAAGGCCATGCAGAAGCAGATGCAGACCGACGCCAAGGGCGCGATCATGACGCTTTTGAAGCAAATCAAGCGGGTTCCCGTAGAACGCCAGAACGAAGTCGCAATGAAGCTGTTCGGGCAGGAGAGCATCGCCGCCATCGCGCCGTTGCTGGAAAACCTTGGTTTGCTCAAGCAAGCCTTTGAAATCGCCAACTCGAACGTCGATGATTCGGTTCTGGAAGAGTACCAGAACCGGATGAAGACCACGGCCACCGAAGAGGCCAAGCTCGCGCAGCAGACGCGCAACCTCGGCATCACGGTCGGCAACGCGGCCTTGCCAGCCTACAACGCCTTCCTCAAGACCATGAGCAAGGGCGTCGGCGTGATTACGGGGTTCGCCAAGGAATATCCGAACGTCACCACGGCACTGCTCGGCGGCGTGGGCGCGCTGGCGGCCCTGACCGTTGGCGGTATCGTTTTCGGCTACGCCTACAATGGCCTTGCGACGACGATCAACGCCGTGAAGGGCGGGATGCTGGCGCTTCGCGGGGCGACCATCGCCAACACAGCGGCGACAAGGGGCGGCACCATAGCGGCGCTCCTGAACCGGGCGGCGCATCTGTCGTGGGCGGATGTGGGGAAAGGTTCCGTCAGCACGGTCAAGAGCCTTGGTTCGGGGATGTTGAGTCTCGTAGGCATCCAGAAGAAAGCCTCCATCGGTTCCGTGTGGGCGGCGCGTGGGCTCAAGGTGTTGGAAGGAGGAACGAAGATCCTCAAAGTGGGCCTCGGCGCGTTGAAGTTTGCGTTCGGCCCGGTCGGGATCGCCATCGCAGGCATCGGGCTGGCGGCCTACTGGCTCACCGAGAACTGGTCTGTGGTCGGGCCGTATTTCAGCAAAATGTGGGAGTGGATCTGCGGAAAATTCCAGTGGGCGGTGAATAAGATCAAGGGGTTCATCAAGTGGATCGGTGATGCCGCCAAGTGGGTTTCGGAAGCCCTCGACTTCATGAGCATGGAAAATGCCGAAAAGAACAGCGAGACGGCGTTGAACTGGGGTTTTGATGGGGGGCAAAATGAACCTGCCGCTCGGCAAAAGAAGGGGGGGCTCCGTGAGATGCCCGCCGAAAACGCCGAGATGGTCGGTCCCAAGCCGGAAGACAAAGCTCCGGACAAGCCAGCCGGTCCGAAGCCGATGGAAACGGCGAAGCAGCTTCCCGGGATGCCCACGGGCGACGCCCCCGGCGGCGACTTCGTCGACGATTCCTTGCCCGCGCCGGATTTCAGCGGTTGGGGCGACGAGGACGGCAAGAAAAAGAAGGGCAAGAAAGGGAAGGGCGTCGGACCCGTCACGGTCGTATCGCTGGACAGCAGGAACAGGTTCAGCACGGTGTTCATCCCGGCTGCCTCGAAAAAGGACAAGGACGCATCGAAGCCCGTGGGCACGTCCGTGCTTTTGCCCTCGTCGTCCGGAGACTCCGAAACCGTGGCCTTCTCGAAAGCCGGGCAGAACC